ATACGCACGTAATCGTGCCTCATCTAAAGCAGTAAACTTCCTTGATGGTTCGTATCTATGTAATTCAAAAGCATCACCATCTTGAGGTACGGCAGGAAATGCAGGGTCTACAGTAAGTGTTCCTGACGCTGAAGCAAATGATTTTACTCTGCGTATATGATACTGATTAGTACCAGATTGAGTTATACGTACATAGTAATCACGAAAATAATCTTCCCCAAATGCACTAAGATGAGTTTTGACCACAGTCGTACCATCTGTACTTGTTGCGGAAGTTACATTATCGTAGTCATCTCCCATAAACTGGGATAAACCTGTTAATAAATTTTGCCCAGTTATTGCCATTATGCAGTACCTTGTGTAACTAATAACTTTTTAGAACCAGATGCACAGATAGCAGTTATGGCTCCATTGAACCAGTTGCCACCTGCTACTGACATTTCGTATGAACCGCCTGAAGCGTTCAATCTAATGCCTGTATTCGCTGCTGCTGTTCCACCAAGATTGATATAAATAACTTCGTCAGAATCATTTACCATTAATCGGTAGGAAGCAGTTTCACTGGCAGCAAGTACAGATGTACTACTACTACCTACCGTCACAGCGGTATGTGCTTGTGTGTTGATTATTCCTGGTGATCCAGCCATAACCCACTCCTATCTTTTTTTACTGGGAGGACTATTTGTCGCACCAGTCATTGCTTCAATTTGCAGTCTAACAAGTTCATCTTGTGCTTGTCTTGCTTCTTGTTCACGAGCTGTTTCTATGAGGCTCCACTCTTGTTGATGTCTATGTAACATGTGGTTCTGAAGGTCAAACTCTGAACGAAGATTAGCTTTCCGACACGTCTGTGCTACTAACCCAATAGTATCCATCCACTCTCTATCAGTATGATCAGCATGTAACATACAAAGCAATGAACCATTCTCTGCTTGAGGTGGTTTACCTGGCATACCTGGCATCCAAAATACTTGTGCACCAGTAAGAGTACGCTTACGCATTACCTCAGCTAATTTATGCTTCAACACTCTGCTTTGAGAACCATCTAGTAATGACCATACGGTGACTAAATCATCAGCGTTCTGTCCATCATTTGTTGATCCCATATACTCCATACTGTACTCGTCGTTGTTGACGATTACCTTATCAAGAGTTCCATCTATCGCAGACTCAGCTATAGCATTTGCTGCTGCCTCTGCAATCACATTGTCAGTAGTCATATTAGTGCCTTTCAACGGTGATTGATGGACCGCTTACCGAAGTACGGTGCATCTTCAGCGTTCTTTGTTCAGCTTGCTCAATAGCATCTTCCAACATAGTAGATGCTTCACTCAATTCCTGTATGCGATCTGCTCCCTGTTTACTTTCACGTAACTGGTCAGCAATCTCACGTAACTCTGCTACCGTATGCTCCATCAAAGATGGTATAGCAAATGGCGGAGCATGAAATGAATCAGCATCACCTAGGTCTTCCGACCATATAGCTCGCTTATCATCTCTAATAACATGTATGAATTGCCGTCGCTGCATCCCCTGCCCTTTGATCCCTTGAACATTAAGTTCTTCAAGCCTCAAAGCTGGTTCGTCATTTTTGACGATTGATGCAGCAACGACAAGTTCGTTCATACTTAGTCGCTTACTGTGTACTCAACGTGAACAGTAACGTCAGTGATAGTACCACCAGTGTCATTGCTCGCTTTTATTTCGAGTACTGCGTCAGCAGCGTTCTCGTATGCACCATCTGAGTTTGCACCAGCTTGTGTAAATGCTATTGACCTTGTGGTCTTAGCAGCATACAAAGCTGAGTCAATGCCCACTACCCCAGTTGTGGCTGTGGTTGTGCTCTCATCTGAGTCATTAGTAATCTTACCAATTACCGTTGCCCCAGTAAGTAATTCGACCTTGTACACGTTTGAAGCGTGGGCTGCAATAGCAGCTTCACTGACAACAGTCATGTTCAAAATACGAACTGCATTTGAGTTAGTGAAAAACTCTGATTTGGTTGCACCATTAGCAATTGAGTTGAATGTAAACGATTCAGCTTTTGCGTTAGCTACAGCTACCATAATTTATATCCTTCCCTACTATGATGTTGGTGCGGTTGCGTCAGAAAGTAATTCGTATCCCCATTCGTCACGGCGTTCACCGTAGACAAATTCGTCATACAAAAATACTTCGTCTGCACCCCCACCAATATCTGGTCTACGACGTGTTTCAGCTTTAGGTGCGTGACCTTCTACCAAGACGATTGCCATCTGGTGAAAGATACCGCCTTTAGCGTCATCTGATCCGTCGATTGAGATGTTTCCGTCAGTGAAAACATTTGCGTTAAACAATGTTCCACTGAATCCATTACGCACCATCTCTGCTGTCATTCCGTCTACAGAACCAGCACCATTAGAAGCAGTAGTTGTAATACCTACTGTTAATTGATCCTGAATGTCCTTGAGCTGGAATGGGTGCAATACGACTGAGACGTTACCTGGAGGTGCAGGCTCAGTTGTGTTACCGAATATACGGCTTTGCCCCGCAGAAATGTGACCAACAGTAAGGGTAGATCCTGCTCCACCGAGAGAAGTTGAGAATGAATCTAATTGTGTTAGACCATCTTTATCCTTCTTACGTTGGATAGCATTTTGTCCTAGTTGACCAATTTGCGACAATACATTACTAGCTAATCGACGGTATACACGGTCAGTTACGATGGTTTGAATACCTGTAACTGTTGGTGTAAGAGTCAATAGCGAGTCTGACATTTGTTGTGGATTGTCAAGGGTTGCAGTTTCAGCTACACCTGTTGCGGTGAGCTTGTCCAAACGAACCTCGTTCCATCCAGTACCACTGTTCTCTGCTAAAGTTACCTTATCGACAACTGAATCACTCGTCATTGTTCCTTCATATTCTCGAACAATGCGAGCAGCAGCAATTACCGTAGGAAGACTATCAGCCAGATTAGTAGTAGTAGTGTTACCTGTGGTAGCCACTATATAGCTCCTATCTTATTCCTAGATGTTCCATTACACGCTTCTTCTCAGTAGCGGTAATGCTTTTCCCTTCTCCATAGGCTTGGACTAATGAATCAATAGATGCCGTATTTGACTTGCGTGAGGGAGTCCCATTTCCAGCAGCCTTTTTTTTCGTTGCTGTTACTTCAGCAGCGTTGGCTCCCTTCATCTGTTCCTGTACCCATGCCAGTACAAACTCAGAAGCACGAATAGGAGAACCGCTTTTGGCTCCTTCTTGCCACACTTGGGCAGGAATATCATCAGCTTTATATCCTATTTCGTTAACTTTCTGTGCAACCCAATTAGTTGCATCGTCCCATATAGCCTGTGAATCAGTGCTTGTTTCTTGCAACTGCTGTGGTTCCTGTTGCTGCTGGTTGTCATTGCGTCCGTTCTCGATTTGTTGGAGGCGATGTTCCAGTTGCCGTTCTCGCAAGGCAATCTTTGTATTGTCATCTACTATTTCAGAAGACAAAAGCAGGGCACTGACATCAGCGAGCTGCTGTTCCAAATCCTGTATGCGATCTACAGTAGCCAAATTATTGCGTGTTTGGTCTAGAGTATCGACTCGTGACTGGATGTTCTCTAAGCGACTGAGTTCACTATTGACTCTGTGCTTAATGAAATCGATATCTTTCGTCGTACTTTCGACACTATCCAAACGTGATATAAGTTGATCAATATTACTAAGAGCTTCAGACTCTTCTCCGCCAGACTCTTCAGGAGCGTCAAATCCGCCAGCATCTTGATCAGGCACAGCCTCATCAACAGCTACTTCATCGACGACTTCTTCATCGACTGCTTCAACTACATCTTGTTCACTTACCATACTGACCTTCCTTATGTGTTTACAGGACTACTCAAGAAATAGGCTTTGATACATACCCATTCTGGAGAAGTGCAGTATCCAACTTTGGATTTTGTTTTCTCATTGTCCTACGCATACTATCCGACAGACGCTCTACTTGTTTAGAGATCTCTTTTAGTCTACGTACTGCTGTCATATTACCTTGTTTTTCTGCCCTTCGCAGTGCTATGGCTAATTCATTGTAGGAAGATATACCTAAATTGCTAAATCTTCCCGCCGATAATTGATTGAACGCCGTATCCAAGGTTCCGAAATATCCTGAATTTTGTATTATCTTTTTGTTCTCGAAGTACCAAGCTGCTTCAGGTGCATGTTCTTGCCCACTCCGTTCGTCTATAATTCTTATTTCTTCTGGTGTTAGTCGTGCTCGCAAATCGTTTTCTAATTTTTCCTGTAGGTTCCAATCAATAATATTAGGAGCCATCTCAGCAGCTTCCATCGTTGCATAGTATTGACTGAGTACACTATCGTTCGTTTCTTCACCCGTCGCACCACGTACTTCAGACTTCAACGCTGATGCTTCAGATGAGAGCTGTGACATTGCATCTCTAAAAGATTTTGCATCTATCTGCCCTGATTCAAAAGCCATAACAAGTTGCGATTCTTTAGATATTCTTTCCTGATCAATTTCCTGAGCACGTAGTATGCCTTGTGATTTAGGATCGTACTTAGCTCTACGCTGTAATTCTTTTTGTGCGAGCTGGAACATCTCAGGATCTTCTTCACGTAACTGATCTCGCTCTTTTCCTGTAAGTTCTCTATATCCTTTATTGAATCTGCGTTGTGCTAATGAATCCTTGAGATCCATTGAGGTCCTATCCATTGCAGTAACACCAGCAATTTCAGCAAGAGTGACTGGGGATATTATCTCCTCCAACCCACCCTCTTGGGCACTACGAATGATATCGCTCAATGCAATAGGAGTTACTTTAGACAATCCGTACCCTAACGCAGTGTCGGTAAATCCCTCCAACGAGTTTATATTGATCGGTCTCCCGCCTAGGTCACGCCCTTGAATAACATCAGCAACGGTAGATGCTAGAGGACTTCCTTTTCCACGAGCAAAGTTTTTTGTAGATGTCAATGGGTTGCCACTAAACGCATCTGTTAAGTATCTAATGTTTGATCTATACGGACCAAATAACGAAATGTCCTTGCCAGCTAAACCTTTGACGACCATGAAGTTAGAATTTACTCTCCCATTTACTGTAGGTCTGAAGTCTGTTTTTTCTCCTGTAATAAATTCATTGACAAAGAAAGTTGAAACCGCAACTGCCATTATTGCTTTGAGCATAGTCTCACGAACAATCTGTGCTTTCAAATTATTCTCAGATAACCCAGCAGCGTCAAAGATATTCTTGAACATTGCTATGGTGTATCGTGGTGCAAAGACAGAGTATTTTATCGGATCAAAGACGTAGGCTTTGGACGCACCTGTTAGCTGATTGGCTGCTTCGGCTATCTGCCTACCTGTTTCTGTGCTTGTTTCAGATAGTTTTAATGAAGCTAAATCTGTGTTGACTCCTCTAAAGGCTTTGTACAGTTCAATCCTTGCTACGTTACCAGCTGTAGTAAACGCTTGATCAGACTTTTCCATAATCTTTGTAGCGATCTCACCACCTTCTTTTACCCCCCTAATATTTTTCGTTACCTTCCTAATTACTTCTCTCGATGGTGCTCCACCAACAATCTCATCTCTCCAGAAATCGTCGTTGATAATCAATCCATCTGCTACTGCTTGACGGACCCAAGGTCTGTTGAATTTTAGATAATCTGCGTATACCTCTGGATCTTTCAATGCCCGCAACATTGTACTTGCTGCTATCATAAAAACTTCTGGCTTACTAGCCATGACAGCCCACCCCTGAATCCCCAACCAAGACAAGTCAAATGTTGCTATCAAACTTCGGAGGAATGAGTTTGCTTTTATAACTTTTCTTTGTAATTCAGTAGGTACGAAATCAGCACGTACTAACGATTCTATACTTCGTAATTGTTCTGGGGTAAAAGTTTTACCACGAAGCATAGGGAACTTTTGCAGTATTGTTTCAGCAAGCTCACCTCGATCCATTAACAATAATTCTGATTGCGACGTTCTTAATGCGTCAGCTTGCCTTGCTTTTGACGCATCGTACGCATCACGTGCTGTTTGCACTTTTGCATAATCATCAACATCACTTTGCAATTTTTTTACTGTATCAGAAACTCTACCACTAATTCTTTTTGTAAAAGCATCAATCATCCTATTGAAAGATGCTTGCTGTGCATTTGCATTTAGAGCTTTTACTTGAGCATTGACAATTTTCATTTGTTCAGAGAGTGCCTCACGTGCTGCAGTTCTCGCATCACGAGGAGCTTCTAATAATTTTCCAGCCATACTGTCTACGCTGTCTTGTATCTCTGATACTTTTTCTTTTATAAGACCAGCTCTTTTTTGATACCTTGCGATGAGCTTGGTATTCTTTTCTATTAATAATGGAATTTCTGGTCTGCGTAGAAACGCATCAGTTAGCCTTTGCCCCTGAGTTGCTTCATCAAAAAAGCCTCTTCCTTCTGCTGAAAGCCTAAATCGTTCATTCAGTATATCCATTTCTTCTGCGAGTAACCTTGCCTCGTCTTGTAGCGTAGTGTTTTCAACTTCGAGATTTTGAAGTTCTTTTTCTATTTTTATCGCTTCTTTGTCCAATCGCTTTTTCCATGCAGGTAAAGCTCTAGCAGGTACACCTCTACCGACACCATATCGCTCGTTACCTAAAGTTCTTAATGCTTTTATCTGGTTGCGTAATTCTCTTGCTACTGCTGAAGTTTCCCCGAACTCTTGTGCGTTGGTACGTGCTCTACGCATTTCATTGATTACGTTTCTCCATGTGGCTTCAGCTGTAGTGTCATCTATGGCTACCCTTGGACCTGAAGGCTTTGCCCCTCTTAGATATTTTTCAAAGTTGTTCGTTATTGTTTGTATTTTTTGAACAGCCCTCAACTTAATCTGACTGTCTTTGCGAACTTTCAATGCTTTCTTGTACTCAAGTTTTGCTGCATCTGTTGCTCTTGTAAGTTCATCCCACTGTGCATTGTTTTGTAAATACTCTTTACCCGTCACACCGATGTCAGCGAAACCTTTACTTATATCATTGATCATGCCTGCCCTTGCAGAACCAAGAACTCTTGCCTGTAATATCACTTCAGGGTCAAGCCAGTACATTTCATTAACAGTTTTATCCAACTGCTCTCCAAGCTCGAACATAGTTTTATAAGCAAACGGCTCATTACCCTTAGCTCTCTTTTGTCTGAACATGCTTGTGACTTGAGCTGTCAAGTCATCATCTTTAGAAAAATTTGCTATTCGTGGAAAGTAACCACGTATACCTTCGTCTGCGTGACGCTCCATTACTTCACCAAGCGGAACCAATAAGTCATCTAGAGAGTTAGATGGAACCTCTGGCATGTTTGCTCTTTGACGTTCTAAAGCACTAGTCAGTATTTCTTTCGTCAGCCTAGGAGCCTCTTTAGTTTCATTGGCTAAAGCTCTGTATGATATTTCGTGAGCTTCATCGTAATTCTCTACCGCTTTCAAAGCGTCACGTATACGGCTGGCATCCTCATTCAAACCTTTATTCTTAGAAAATGCAATTTCGTCCAGATAGCCACTTTCACCCTCAAACAAACTCTTGTTGTAACTAAGATCTCCCAGCCTTACATATCCCCTAGCTGCTGATTCAGTATCAAGCAACCTACCTGGTCGAGATGTATCCGCTATAACTTCAGCCATTTTTTTTGTCAAAACATTGTTAGCAGAATCGGCTGCTGCTTTTGCTGGGAAATATACATCCGCCACACCTGGATTCAAGAAACTGTTACCCATAATATTGCGAAGACCTGGCACATTACTAAGAAGACGAGAGCTTACCCTGTTGAATTGATCTCTTGTTTGAGTTCCCCCTAGAGTTAATGCTCTTCGTGGATCGTCAACTCCTATGTTGTCAATGTCAGAGAACTTGGTAATGTGATCCTCGATAGATACGTCATTAGCGTCAACACGATTTCTACCGACCAGACCTGGAAATCTTTTCTGTCCTTTACGCAAGAGCACAAGACCTGCTGCTCCACCAAGCACTGGCTCTGCAAACCTCAATGGACCTGGTAAGTCTAATTCTTCAGCAGCAGTTCGAGCACCTAATCCAATAACAGACTCACCAGCTAACCTTTGTGCAAACGTACCTTCAGGTATAATTGATCCCAATATTCCTGTAGACTCTCGCAACGATCTATTTGGATCACCAGCAAGTATTCTTCTACCCTTTGACAATATTCCAGTAGCTCCGACTGCTGGACGTATCGCTCGCAATGCACCTGGTGCTCCCGCAGCTGCAAGTGCTATGTTCACTGGAGCTGCAAACTCAGAAGCGATAGCTGCTGCTGGTCTACCTACACCTGGAATGCCACGCAAATCTTCTAGTGCTCTACCAAACCCTAGTGTTCTTAGAAGTTGATCTCCTTCGAAAAATGTATTGAATCCGAATCCACCAGCTTCTTCTGGTTGTGGCTGTTGCTGTCTTGGTAATGGAGGAATAAATCCAGCAGGAACATTTGTATAAGGACTTGGGCGACCATACACGGCGGGAGCACGACCAGAGGACGCACCAGCAAAACCGCTTGGTGCACCTAATTGCTGTGCTGCTACACTGTAATCGCTAACCACTTAGAAAACCCTTCGACCACGCCTTGTTCCTGTAGCTCCGAATTGACGCATTACTTGTTGTTCGACATCTTCTAATGTTCTATTTCTTGTAGCTAATCTAGTTCTTAGCTCTTCACGCTCACCACCTGTAAGAGATTGAAGTTGACCTGGTGTAAACAGATTGAAACCAAATCTCAAGGACTGAGGCGTTTGACCTGCAAATATGTCCCGTACAGCGGGAGAAGAAAATCTTTCTCCCCTTGCCCTTATCTCTTGTTGCGTCACAGGTCTATCCATACCAAAGCCAAACTGTGTACCACCAAAAGCAGTTCTTGATGGCATCTCAGCTAATGTTGAGAAGTTTGCATTACCACCAAACATTCCACCTATTTGTGCTCGTGGAGGACCTACCTCGCCAGCATCTTCCATGATTTCTTGCTGACGCTCATTCAATGGCAACACGACCATCGGTGCATTACCGAATGACATGACGAGTTCTTGATTCTCTTTATTCCTAGATGAATCACCTACAACTATAGGATTGCCGAATCCATGAGCAACGCCACCGTGTTCCATACCATAGCCTACTGGTGCATCTATATTTCGTTTTGACATATTTTTCATGTAGTCATCGCCATATTGGTACATCTCTTGTAACTTCGGAGACAATGGCTGTTCAAATTGACCGAAGCGTTGTACACCGAAAGGTAAGTTTCTACCAGTAGATCCATAGCCTTTATCATACGTCGGACCTTGTGGTCCTCTATTCTGCCAAGCATTTGTTAAAGCATCGACCCCAAAGAAATCTGGTGGTCGTCCACTAGCTGGCAGTATCGGCTGGTTGCTGAACTGAGCAGGTTCTTCGCCAACTGGTGCAGAATATATTGGTTGCACGTTCGGATTAGCAGGAGATATATCTGTTTGCCCCCGCCCTAAGAATGAATCATCGTACCCTGGAAAACGCTGAAGAGTTGAGAACGATGGTTCGGCGGTTTCATCAATAACATCCACATCAATATCTGCACCCCTAGCAGGAACAGCGATTGGTCTAAATGTACCTGGCATTACCCCTGAACCTGGTGTGAACTGTTCAGGCATATACTCCCACGTCTCTGGCGGTGCTTCGTCACCTGCACCTGGTCCGTATCTAGTATTTATTCTAGTAGCACCTCCACCTTCATCGATTGTTTCTGGTACATCACTTGGTACAAACCCTGTACCTGGAAACCTAACCGACCGAATTGGTGTGAATGGAAATGCTGCTGAAATATCATCAATAGGTGCAGTAGGATCTTCAGGATCAACTGTGGGTCCTGTGGGTCCTGTGGGTCCTGTGGGTCCTGTGGGTCCTGTGGGCAGGTTATCCTTTGGCAG